TTGGCGCAGGCGCAGCAGGCGGTAGCCACCAACAGCATTGACCGCTTCATTTCGACCGTGGGCGGCGTGGCACAGTTCAAGCCGGAAGTGCTGGACAAGATTGATGCCGACCGGCTGACCGATGTGTACGCTTCGGCCTTGGGCGTGGATCAATCCATCATGTTGCCGGAAGAGCAGGTGCAGGCGGTGCGCGAACAGCGGGCGCAGCAGGCACAGGCACAGCAGCAAATGGAAGTGGCCAACCAGGCAGCGGAGGCGATGCAGAAAGTCAGCCAGGCCGCCGGCAATGCGGATGTGACGGATGCATTCAGCGGCTATGCTTAGGCGGAGTAGGAATAAAGGGCGGCTTAGGCTGCCTTTTATTTTTGATGGTAATTATTACAGAAATAAATATATATGTTCTCCTGTACTGATAATGGGAAAACATCTACAAAATAGCTTGGGTCTCCAGAATCAACCCTTATAACTCGACCCGTCGCAACATCTATGACAGATTGCCTGCCAAAAGCTATCTTATGTTGGCCGCAGCGAAAGAAGACGTGCCCTACTATATTCGTCTTATTTCCTGCTGCATCAACAGCATTAGTTAAAATAAACCATGCATTATCTCTACCAACTGTTTGTTTATCAATGAATATATTTGTAATTCCATCATATGATTCGGTGAACAATTCCCATCTGTCAGGGTCTAGGGTTGGTTGAGCTTGGGATATGGCTGATAAAACAAGGAGTGAGTAATACAATATCAGCTTCTTCATGGTTTCCTCTATTTAATTTGTCCAAAGTTATTGATAAATGTAGAAATATCATCTTTGTTGTTCAATAGATATCGCTTCCCTTTATCTAAAATTGAGATGCTGATAGATAGTGAATCTTGACCTTTGATGATACCTCGGTTTTTAAGCGTAGTAATGTGGCTGCTCGGAATAACGGCAAAGGATGTTTTAGTGAGTTCGCGCAAGGCGAATACATAATAGGTATTGCCGCTGTGGTTGGTTTCAAAAGATTTTTGGTTGATACTGAAACCGAAACTGCCATTGGCACGCGGCTGAGATGTTTTCACTTGGATATGGTAATAAACGTTTTCTTTTGATGCGACAATATCAATCCCTTTATCCACTACCATTAACGATGCATTAAAGCCCCAGAATAATAGCTCGCTCATCACCGCTAGCTCGCCAGCTTTGCCTAAAAAGGCAGAATCCACAGGCGGAGCAATGTTTTGTTCTGTAGGGTTGGCTACTCTCAGTTTCTTCAGACGGTACACGCCACGCTTGTAGGAAACAACCTTCCCTTTCGCATCTTTTTTGCTGGCAACCTTAGTAAAAACGGCGTCTTTCTTTTTCACATGGGCAGCAAGCGCTGATGATAGTTTGTTGCTGAATGTGTCAGTATCCATTCCCATATTGTGATTTATCCTGACAGCTTCAATAGCAATATCAGATACATGGCCTTGCTTCCCGGGCATATCAGCTAGGATTTTATATGCAGCTTGCAAGATTTGGCTGAGATTTTCCATAAGTAGTCCTTGATAATATTGACTTCCACACGCTCAACAATTATGATGAGCGCACTACTAATTGTCTAGCGGATATCCGCCCCGTCAGTGCGCATTTTTTGTACCTATCGGTTTCGTTGCTCTCTCCTTGTATGAGATTAGCGGCACAAAACGCCAAGTTTCTCTGGCGGGTCTATACGCAGAAATACAACACCTTCGGGGAATACTGCGAGCCGTCTAGACACGGTAGTTGAAGCCCGCCGCCCTATTCAGCGGCAATCACTAACTAATCTGTCTAGGAGTTCATCATGAACGCAATCTCTGTAGCCAATGTCGCTATCCGTCAATTCGACAACCTTTATTCTCTCAATGATTTACACAAAGCCAGTGGTGGCGAAAATCGCCACAAACCCTCCCTATGGCTTCAGAATCAACAAACATCTGATTTAATTGATGAAATTTCCAAAGCAGGAAATCCTGCTTTGGATAAAAATCAACAAGTTATCCAAGTTGTTAAAGGCGGCAACAAACGCGGCACTTACGCATGCAAAGAATTGGTGTATGCCTATGCCACTTGGATTAGTGCTAAATTCTTCTTACAGGTTATCCGCACCTTCGACGCCGTAATTTCAGGTAGCCTGCACTCTTCCGAAGCTCTGCCATCTGCCAAAACCACCGCTGACGACCGTACCGGATTGCGCCAAGCCGTTGCCGCGCTTGTCGGACGCAAAGGCATAGACTACAGCACCGCCTACGGCATGGTGCACCAACGCTTCAACGTCGGTGCGATTGAAGACCTCCCCGCCGAGAAGCTGCCCGAAGCCGTCGCCTACGTCCACGCATTGACACTGCACACAGGCTTGACAGGCGAAGTGTTGGACGCGCTGCCCAAAGCCAAGCCGAAACTGCCTATCAACGGCAACTCTTTAGCCGACATTGCCGCTATGGTTTATTACGGCGCATGGATGATTGAATTGGGCAAAGACGTTTCCGCACCGCTGAGGCAGCTCGGATGCAAACAGGCGGTTACGATGTGGACGGTTTGGCACGAAACCCGTTCACGCCTGAAAAGAGCCGCCGCAGCCCTCGAAGTGTTCCGGAAATATGCGGACAAAGACACCTCCGACCGCATAGCCGTATGTCTTGAAGGCATTTACAGCAAGGCCGCACCATTATTATTAGATAAATCATATAGTTATCATATACAGGGATAGCGACGGGACAATCTGCTAAAACCTACCCTAACAACAATCTCCCCATACAAGTTATTTCCATCAACGCAAGCCGCCTAGTCATTAGGCGGCTTTCTGCTATTTTAATAACCAATCAAATACACTAAGTCTGCATATAATTACCACCCCAAGAAATACAATCCCATCATTCAAACGATGGGATTTTTTTATGATTGAAATCGTGCCGGTAAAAATATCCGAACATTTCGACGAAACGCGCAAACTGTCGGCGTTACATTGGCGTGAGACAGAATCGGAATTTTCCGACAGACCACCTGAACTAGACATCCAAATCTATCAAACACTGGAGGCGCAGAACCTGATTATAGCTTTTGCCGCCGTGTCAGATGGCGAGATTATCGGATATGTTTCAGGCTTCCTATCTCGCCATCCTCATTATGACCAACTGATAGCGCAACATGACTTGCTTTTCATTCACCCTGCACACCGTACAGGGCGATCAGGTTTGAAACTGATGCGCGAATTTGAGTTGGCAGCAAAGGCGGCGGGCGCAAAAAAAGTCCTGTATCACGCAAAGCCGAACAGTAATTTTGCGAAATTACTGGAGCGGCTCCAATTTCATCAAGAAGAAATCATATTTCAGAAAGGTTTGTAATATGCCAGCAGCTATACCAATCGCCACACTTATTGTCAGCGCAGTAGGCGTCGGCGCCTCGATTTATCAGGGCAACAAACAAGACGCGGCAAACCGCAATTCAGCCAACCAAGCAAAAGAAAATGCCAAGAAAGCCCAAGCTCAGGCCGATATTGACACCAACCGCGCCAATCAAAAACAAACTGACGCGCAGTCTGTTTTGAGTAAGCAACAGCAAGATGCAGCAGGCACAGGCTCAACCATGCTCACAGGAGTGGGCGGCATTGACCCGAACAGCTTGAAACTTGGTAAGCAAACTTTACTGGGTGCTTAAAAATGGAAGACAAACGCAGAAATATTTACCGCCGATGGGAATCTTTAAAGACAGAGCGTTCGTCATGGATGAGCCATTGGCGGGAAATATCAGAAAACATTTTGCCAAGAAATGGGCGATTCCTTGATGGTGATTCCAATAGCGGCGGGAAGAAACACAACAAGATTTACGACAACACCCCAATCCGCGCACTGGATATTTTATCCGCCGGGCTGATGGGCGGACTTACGTCGCCGTCACGTCCGTGGTTCAAACTAGCCATGCACGACGACGAGATGAATCAATATCACGAAGTCAAAGAGTGGCTGGCTAAAGTTGAAAACATGATGCTGTCTGTGTTCCAGCGTAGCAATATTTACGGCTCGATTCATTCCATGTACCAGGAATTGGCGGCATTTGGAACGGCGGCCTGCATTATCTTGCCCGACTATCAAGACGTAATCAGATGTTACCCACTGACAATCGGCGAATATGCGGTTGCGACAAACTGGCGCGGGGAAGTTGACACAATTTACCGTGAGTTTGAAAAAAGCGTTGTCGAAACGGTTGAAGAATTTGGCATTGAAAACGTCAGCGAATCAACCCGTAATATGTATGAAAACAAGAAGTACGACCAAAAAGTCAAAATCATTCACGCCATCGAACCGCGCCGAGAACGAGACCCAAGTCGGAAAGATTCGAAAAATATGCCGTATAAGTCGGTATATCTCGAAGTTGGCGCAGAGGACGGGAAGGTTCTTCGTGAATCCGGCTTCCTAAAATTCCCCGCGGTCTGTCCAAGATGGGATATCAATGACAACAACGTCTATGGCAACAGCCCAGCCATGACCGCATTAGGCGATGTCAAACAGTTGCAGTTCAATCAGCGTATGAAATTGCGCGGGATTGATTATGCCGTCAACCCGCCAATCATTGCACCGACGAGCATGAAAGGGCAGTCGGCGGGCTTCCTGCCGGGCGGAATCCTGTACCACAACGGCGATGAACAGGGTGAATCAATACGGTCGGCATTTAATGTCAACTTGGATTTAAACCCGCTGCTTGCCGATATCAACGACGTTCGGCAACGGATTCAATCCGCTTTTTATGCCGACCTGTTCTTAATGGTGTCTCAACAATCACAAAACATGACAGCCACTGAAGTTGCGGAACGCCATGAAGAAAAGATGTTGATGTTAGGTCCTGTACTGGAACGCCTGCAAAACGAACTTATCGATCCACTTATTGAAATCACTTTTGACGCAATGGTTAATGCCGGCATTTTACCGCCGCCGCCTGACGCAATGGCCGACCAAGATATAAACGTTGTTCTCGTTTCTATTTTGGCGCAGGCGCAACGAGCAATCGGCGTGAATAGCATAGACCGCTTTGTCGGCGCGATTGCTTCCGTAGCGCAAATTAAGCCCGATGTTTTAGACAATCTGAATGGCGATAAGTGGGCTGAGATATACGCAGATTCGCTTGGTATTGACCCGCGCATACTGACAAATCCTGATGATGTGGTTGCGATTCGTGAACAGCGTGCGCAGCAGCAGGCAGAAGCCAGTCAGTTACAACAAGCGGAACAGGGGGCAAACATCGCGCAAGCATTAGCGCAGGCGCAAGGATTATCAGAATAAGCCCTGCATATAATCGGGAGTGGAATATATAAAATGAATCACGTTGATTTTGATGAACTGGAAGCCAAGAAAAAAAATGACGAGTTGCTACTCAGGCAACAAAGTGAAGATTTTGAATGGCTGATGTCAGATAAGCGCGGGCGACGTATCGTCAGAAACCTGCTTGAAGATGCCGGTGTGTGGCGCTCAACGTTTAGCGAAACGCCAACCATCGCAGCATTTAAGGAGGGGCGACGTAATCTAGGGTTGCGCTTACTAACTCTTATTGAGCAGACAAAAAATTTCCATTTAATTTTAACCAAGGAAAGTGAAGATGAGCATTGAAGAAAATCAAGGCGAAGTAAACAACGAAACACCGGGCGCGGAGCCACAAAACCAGCCTGAAGAAACTTTACTGGGCGCCGCTGGCAATCAAGGCGACACTCCGCCGCCCGAAAACAACGAGGGCAATCAGGGTAAACAAGAAGCAACCCCCGAATCTGAAGTTCCCGAAAAGTACGACTTCAAAGCCCCCGATGGCATGGAGTACGACCAAGAAACCATCGATATTTACGCCGAAGCCGCCAAAGAGGCGGGATTATCTCAAGAAAAGGCTGACATCATCTTAGGCAAAATTGCCCCGCATTTGGCGCAACAACAAATTAAAGCCGTTGAAAAAGCAAGCGCAGAATGGGAGGCGGCTTCACGCGCAGACGCTGAATTTGGCGGCGACAAACTGAACGAAAATATGGCGGTTGCTGCAAAGGCAATGGAAAAGTTCGCTACACCTGAACTGAAAACATTGCTGAACGAAAGCCGACTTGGGAACAATCCCGAAGTTATCCGCTTGTTCTACCGTGTCGGCAAAGCCATCTCCGAAGATGGTTTCGTATCGGCAACAGGTGCGCCGCAAACCAGCGACGCCCGCGCACTTTTCCCAAACACCAAAAATCTTAATCCATAAGAAAGGAAGTTAAAACATGCCAACTTTGAACTCACGCCATCCTACACTCGCAGACGTTACCGCCCGCTTGGGTCAAGACGGCAAAATCATTCACAACATCGTCGAGATTCTCTCCGAGAAGCATGACGAACTGGAAGATATGGTCGTCGTAGAAGCCAACGGCGTTACCGAGCATACTACTACCGTTCGCGGCGGCTTGCCTGATACCGCATGGCGTCGTCTGTATAAAGGTATCCCGAATAGCAAATCAACTGTCGTTTCTGTGAAAGATTCGATGGGCGAACTGGGCGCACGCGCTTTGGTTGATGAAAAATTACTCAATCTGAATGGCAATTCTGCCCAATGGCTGATGTCCGAAGAAGCCCCGTTCATCGAATCAATGGGTCAGAAAATGGCTGATACATTGTGGTATGAAGATGGAAACATCAATCCTGAACGTTTCATGGGTTTTGCGCCACGCTTCTCAAACAAGTCTGCCGAAAATGGCCGCAACATCATCGACGCCGGCGGCGTGGGTGCTGACAATGCCTCTATTTGGCTGGTTGTATGGGGTGTTGATACCGTCCATTGCATTTACCCGAAAGGCTCAAAAGCAGGCTTGCAAAAGAAAGACATGGGTATCGTTACCGTCAATGACGACGAGGGCAACCGCTACGAAGCCCACGAAAGCAAATACGTTTGGGAAAACGGCTTGTGCGTCCGCGACTGGCGTTACGTTGTCCGCATTGCGAACATCGACGTGAATAAACTGGATAAGACACTGAAAACCGGTCCTAACCTGCCTGAATTGATGGTTGATGCTTTGGAACTTGTTCCGAATCTGAAAGGTCGTCCGGCGTTCTACATGAACCGCGATTTGCGCCGTGTGTTGCGCGCTCAAATTGCGGCAAGCGCAAACCACACCATTACCCAGCGCGAAGTTGGCGGTAAATTGGTAACTCATTTCGGCGACGGCGAGGGCGTGCCGGTTCGCGTTACCGATTCACTGTTGTCAACCGAAGCTCGCGTGAAATAAGGAGCGACAAATGATTATTGATTCTTTACTGGAACTGTCCATCAAACAAGCCGTAACCACGTCTACCGCCTCGACCAACGTTGTTGATTTTGGTTTGAAAAATCCGAATCTTGGCAATGGGCCATCTCCGTTGTACGCCGTATTTACTGTCAACGAAGCATTTACAGGCGGTTCGATGATTATCGCCCTGCAAGATTCTGAAAACAACACGACCTTCATGAACCTCATTACCAGCATAACCTTTGCGGCAACCGACCTGAAAGCGGGCGCGCAATACGTCATGCCTTTACCGGCAAAACACCGCCGATATATCCGTGCCTATTACATCGTCACAGGTTCAATGACAGCAGGCAAAATCAATGCGGCAATCGTCAGTGGCTTGCAAAACAACGAGCCGATGCCCGAATCTCGTAAAGTATGGAGTGGAAAAAAATAATGAAAGTAGTAGCTATCAAACGCGGTTTCTACGGTCAAATCCGTGAAGAAGGCGATGCCTTCGAAGTGGAAGACGGTCTGACTGCATCATGGTTTGAATCTGTTAACCAAGAAAACCAGCAAGAACAGACCAAAGAGCCGGTAGGCGGTAAATACGACAATCTGACAAAAGAGGAGCTTAAGGCACTCTTAGACGAGCGTGGTATTAGCTATCATGGCAACGCAGGCAAAGACGTCCTGAAAGCCTTGTTGGAAGAAAGCGACGAAGCATAAAGAAACACAGCAAGGGCGGGAAACCGCCCTTTTTTAATGGATGAAAAAATGTCTTCAGTAATCGATATTTGCAATTTGGCATTAAGCCATATCGGGAAAGCGGCAGACGTATCAAGCATAGACCCGCCTGAAAACTCAATCGAAGCGGAGTATTGCGCCCGATTCTATCCGATGGCTCGCGACACATTGTTAGAGGCCTACGCATGGGATTTTGCATTAAGGCGTGAGCCGCTCGCCACTTTGAAACATGATTCAAAACAATGGCGGTTCTGCTATGCGGTACCAACGGAATGCCTGCAAATTATAAGCATATTTCCTGAATCGGCAGCTAATGATATTGACTGCCTGTCTATCAATCACGCCCGTGAGACGACCGCAGACGGGCATAGAATTATTTGGGCAAACACTGAAAATGCGATTATTCGCTACACACAGCGCGTTCAAAATTCTCATCTATTCACCCCCGTTTTTACTATTGCACTATCTTGGAAACTGGCGGCAATGCTGGCAGGCGCAATCATTAAAAGCGATACCGGCGCGCAGTATGCGGCAATATGCGAATCACAAGTGCAAAGCCTGATTGCGCAGGCGAAAAATAACGATGCGCGGCAATTCTCACAACAAATCGAATTTACACCGGCAGCAATATTGGCGAGACAGTAATGGCAAATACACGACTTTTACAGCAATCCTTTATCGGCGGAGAAGTTTCGCCAAATATGTTTGGGCGTATTGAAGACCCATACTATCGGAACGGGCTTTCCGAGTGTCGGAACTTTGTTATTCGCCCCGATGGCTCAGCAGAGAATCGGGCGGGATTTGAGTTTGTGAACGTTGCGCGTAACGATTATTCCAAAGCACGCCTGATTCCATTCCAGTTTTCAAACGACCAATCCTTTGCAATCGAAATGGGCGTGGGGTACTTCCGCTTCCACACCAACGGAGCGACGTTATTGAGTGACGATGGGCAGCCCTATGAAATTTCCAGCCCATACAATGAAAATGAGATTTTCGATGTTCATTACGTCCAATCAGGCGACGTGATGACGCTTGTTCATTGTAACCATCTCCCATGCGAACTGCGTCGTCTATCCGCGAAGCAATGGGAATTTAAACCTATTACTTTTGGCGCGGTGATTGAATCGCCCAAAGGAGTAACGGGTCAAGCACATAAAGGCGGAGATGCTGGAAACCCGAACAAAGTCTATTACGACACCCAGTATTGCGTAACGGCAATCAGTAATGATGGCCTAAATTCAGAGTCCGAAACATCTGAAATCGTCACCATCAACAATAACATTTTCGTCACAGGGAATCATAATCGCATTGAGTGGAGACCGGTTGCCGGCGCAGGGCGTTACAAAATCTACAAACGCACAAGCGGCATTTTTGGTTATATCGGGCAAACAAACGAACTGTACTTTATTGATGACAATATTGCTGCGGATACATCAAGCACACCGCCGATTTACGACAACATCTTTTTGCAAGGCGGGATAGATTCGTTTGTTGGTGTGAAACCGATCGCAATCCCAAATTACGGAAAAATTGTTGCCCCGATACTCGAGAGCGAAGGCAGTTATCCAAAATTGCTTTCAACTGCTGGTAACTATGAAGTATTTACCGGGACTCCGTTTGATACCCGCATCAACAGAATAGAAGGAACTTACACTTATAAAATTGAACTTGAAGACGAAACAGGAATCGGAGCCGTCTTGTCGTTAGCGTTTTTTGATTATAAATTAAAGAGTGTGAAAGCTCTAAGACCGGGAAGTGGCTACACCAATCCCAGACTGAAGATTTACAGGAAAAGGACAGGCACCGCTGACGAGTGGGAGGAATACACAAGGAATATTTCCCATGCCGCAATTAAATGGAATCTGTCTCAAAGCTTCTCAATCCTAGTCGGAGATGAGGAGGGGGGAGGAGCAGGCGCAACAGCGAATCCGATTATCAGAGATGGGCAAATGGTGGATGTATTAATAACGTCTCGCGGTTATGGTTACAAAAAACCAAACATGATTCTGAAAGGCGAAATCTTCTCACAGAACATTGAATTTGAGCGAGCCGTTATAACCCAGTCTTCTTTCCCGTCTGCCGTTTCATATTTCCAACAGCGGCGTGTATTTGCTGGCACTAAAGAAAAGCCGCTGCAAGTTTGGATGACGAAGACCGGGACGGAAAGCAACCTAAGCTATTCCTTGCCGATTAAGGATGACGACCGAATCTCTTTCAAACTGGCTTCGCGCGAGGCGAGCATGATTCAACACATCGTCCCACTCAATAAGATGATTCTCATGACGGGAAGTGCAGAATGGAACGTAAACACCCTGAACACTGACTATCTGACACCATCGTCAATTTCAGTATCGCCGCAGTCCTACATCGGGTCGTCTATGGTTCAGCCAGTTATCGCTAATAATTCGCTGATTTATGCGGCCGCTAGAGGCGGGCATATCCGTGAACTTGCCTACAACTGGCAGGCAAACGGCTACATCACAGGGGATATTTCCATACGTTCAAGCCACTTATTCGACAACAAAAAAATCGTCGATATGTGCCTTCAAAAATCGCCATTCCCGATTGTGTGGTGTGTGTCGTCTGACGGCACCCTTTTGGGGCTGACATACTTACCCGAACAGAGTATCGGGGCATGGCACAAGCACGACACGAACGGTCATTTTGAAAGTGTAACGTCAGTAACTGAGGGAGAAGATGATGTTCTTTACGCCATCGTTCGACGCAATGTAAATGGCAGAGATTTACGGTATGTTGAACGGATGAAACAGAGAAGGTTCACTTCCACGAAAGACTATTACTTCATGGACGGCGGTTTGACTTATCGCGGGAATCCCGTAAGCACGGTCAGCAATCTTGGAATATTGGAAGGCAAGACGGTTTGTGTATTAGCTGACGGAAACGTCATGCCTAAAACTGTAGTATCAAACGGTACGATTCATTTACCCGACGGAATCACGGCTTCCGTTATAAGCGTTGGATTGCCGATAGAAGCGTCCATTACCACACTTCCGCTTGCCTTTCAGATTGATGCGGCGATGGGACAGGGGCGTACAAAGAATCTGAATAAGGTTTGGTTGCGTGTTTATGAATCTGTCGCGGTTCTTGCTGGAGCGTATGGCGGAAAGATGTATGAATACAAGCAACGGACGACAGAAGTATTCAGCCACCCAACCCGCCCGAAGACCGGCATAATTGAAATCAACGTTGGCGGGCAATGGGACGATGACGGGTTGATGCAAGTCAAACAGGAAAACCCATTGCCGATAACCGTTTTGTCGGTGGCCGCTGAATTTTCCGTAGGTTGAAGCCTGCATATAAAGCAAAGAACTCATGGTTAAATTCCTAAATTCAGGAGGTTTAATCATGAGTTCTTCTTCTATTGATTGGAATAAATTCGGCGACTACGCAGGACTTGCAACACAGGGAATCGGCGTAATTGGGCAAGTAGCAGGCGCGTTTTATTCAGCCCGTTCTATCCGAAGAAATGCGGAACTTCAGGCGTTTATGGCAGAAATGAATGCCAAAAACAGCGAACGACAAGCGCAAAACGTTTTCTTGCAACGAGATAAACAGATAGCCGCACTTGGAATCAAATCAGGTCGTCTGAAAAGTTCCCAACGTGTAGCACTAGCAGCAAATGGCGTGGACTTATCTAGCGAAAACGCCGTAGAACTTTTAGCAGATACCGAATTTATGAAAGAGGTCGACAAAGACCAAATCGAACAAAACGCCGTTGCTGAGGCGTGGGGCTATCGATTGCAAGGCGTTCAGCACCAAAACCAAGCATTATTTGCACGAGCGCAGAAAGCGGGAGTTTCGCCACTACTTGCAACGCATAACACCCTACTCACAGGAGCCAGTCAGGTTGCGCAAAACTGGTACAGCCTAAAGAAACAAGGCGCATTCCAAAGTAAACCAAAATCCGACGATCCGATTTATGGACTGTACGCAATGAATAACGGGTGGAAATAATGAAAGTACCAGTATCAAACGAATTTAGTGTAGGCGTAGCCAATGCGCCATCCGCGCACTTTACCGCACCATCTCTTCCTGATGTTGGCGTTGAAGTAACGCAAGCAGGCAATCAGGCATTTTCAGCAGGGCAAGAGGCTGTAAACGCCCAGATGAAAATGCTTGCGGAAATGAACGAGCTTGCGACCGATAACGCTTTGGCGCAGGTAAAGGCATTCGAGCAGGATTTGCGCGTCAATCCCAATAACGGCTATGAAAATTTGCGCGGAGAGAACGCACTGAATCGACCGAACGGACAATCATTGGTCGATGAATACGACGGCTACCTAATGGAACACGCCAATGCGGTTAAAGACACGCTGAAAAACGACGTGCAAAAAGCATTATTTACTCAACGTCTTGACGGCATCCGCCAAACCTTGCGCAATAAGACCGGCGAACATTTACTAGCAGAGGGGCGAAAATGGAAAGACACCTCGCTCAACACGCAAATCGAATTAGCCGCCAATTCGTTTTCACTTTCCACAACAGACGAAGAACGAGACGCGGCCATCGACCGTGCTATTTCGGCAGCAAAAGGACTTCAAGACCTGTATGGCTGGGATAGCGAAACCATGCAAAAGAAAGTCATGGACGCTTCGGATAAGGCAATCAGTCAGGTAATCGACGACAAAATCGACAAAGGCGACTATGCCGAAGCCCGCCGCCTTGCCATCAAATACGGCGCATTTGCGCACGGCGAAACCGTTGTCAAAGCCCGTCAAAAAATCGAGCAGGCATACCAAGACCAAGTCATCGAAGATGCGACCGCCAATTTCAAGCCGGGCGACGTGATCCAAATCCCTGTTAATACCGATTCATCGAAAGCAGATACGGGCAACCCGGTGCATGACACAGTGAATCGAATTATCGGCGTGGAATCAGGTGGTGACCCAAACGCCAAAAATACAAAAAGTTCTGCGGAGGGACTTGGGCAGTTCATTGATTCAACGTGGTTCTATATGGTTCGGAAATACCGACCAGATATTGCCAACGGCAAAACAAACGCGCAGCTTAAAGCCCTGAAGCGAGACCCTGCCCTTTCCCGCGAGATGACGACCCGTTACGTTGAAGAGAATGCCGCCCTACTCAAAAAACACGGCTTCCCGGTCAATGTACGAAACCTGTACGTTATGCACTTTTTGGGCAGCGGCGAAGGACCGAAGCTGTTACGAGCCGACCCGAATCAACCTGTATCGTCTTTCATTTCGACGCAATCCATCAACGCAAACAAAACGGTTTTATCAGGCAAGACCGCGCAGCAGGTTTTGGACTGGGCGGCGCGTGCAATGAAAGTGGGTAAAGGCGGCGGAGGCGGCACAAGCTACGTCAGCATACCGACGGGCGACCCAGTGGCGATGGAAAAGGCAATCCGCCAACTTCCAAAGAATCAGCAGGCGAGCGTCCGCGAGAACATCAACCGTCAAATATCAGCCTACAAAGAGGTTGAAGAGCAGCGAAAAGCCCAACGCGACAACGCCATTGCTGGAATTATCGAAACCAACGGCGGGAATATCCAATCCGTTCCGCGCAGTGCGTGGGCAGCCCTTACCCCTGAAGAACGACGGAAGTTCACGGATTTTGGGCAGTCTATCAAGAAAAACAACGAGCAAGAATTGCAGGACAAATACGTTGACGACTATCTGATAATGCAAAACCCTGACGTACTAAACAAAATGAGTGAGGACAGCATTATCGCGCTTCGCCCTAAATTGGGCAGGTCGTGGACGGAATCGCTTCTAGACAAGAAACGGAGCATTGATAAAAACGGCATTCAACACGCCAAATTGTCAGATTACCGATTCGACGAAGTATTAAGGCGCGAATTTAACCTAGACCCCGATAAAAAAATTCAGGGGGCAGAGATGAAGCGACGCATTGCAACCATCCAATACAACAGTGACCGCGCCATTAAAGCGGAAGAAAAACGGCTTGGCAGGCAACTGAGCGAAGATGAGATGGTAGCCATCATCCGCAAACTTGCCGCCGCCACCGTTGTAACAGAGCGCGGCTGGTTTAGTGATACCGAGAAATCGCTCTTAGAAATCCACCCTGATGATGAAAACATTTCCGTGAGATATTAATTATGGCAGATACAAACGACATCCAAAAACGACGCGCCGCGCTACTTACCAGCTTTGGCGTGAACCCTGACGAAGTAGCCGAAATCAACCGTAAGGCGGCAAGCCTGAAAGTACCTGTCGGCGTAGTAAAGGAAATGCCGCAGACCGCAAATTCACGCCTGAAGCTCGACCAAATTGAAGCGCAAATCGGCGGTTTATCCATTCTTCCTAAGCGTTTGTCAGATCCTGAATTTTCAGACATTGCCCACGACGACATCAGCCAGCTTTCGGAAATCGAACGCAAAGCAGGCGTATTACGCGCAGCGCCCGAAGATGGATTTTTCACAGATATTGGCAAATCCCTGAAGCGCGGCTGGCTGACCGCTGAAAAGAACTTCAACGGTATGTTCATGCGCTCAGACGCATTTGGACTTAACCGCCAACGCGAAGCGGCGGCAAAAGCAAACGGTGTGTATTACAACCGTGAATTAGACATTGCCCATTCTCAAGCTAAATTACAGCGAGACATCGACCGTTACGCGCCTGACGCAACACTTCAGAAACAACAACGCGGGCTTGCAGAGCAGAAGACATTAGCCGGTGCCGCCGGTTATCTCGTCAAAAACCCTACCCTGTTACTCAATACGTCGGCGGAATCGCTGGGGCAAAACGCCTTGGGCTTGGCGGCTGGCGCGGCGACGGGCGGTTGGGCGGCAGTCGGCACGGTCGGATTGTCGTCAGGAGCGCAAGAATACGCCGCGACGATGGAAGAAATGTTGAATGAACACGCGCACGAATTGGGCGGCATGACACCAACCGAACGCTACGCATACGCCCTGTCCCGTGAAGACTGGATGGCAGAGGCGAAACAAAAAGCGTGGAAGCGTGGTATATCTATCGGCTTATTCGATGCTGCAACCGCAGGTTTAGCAGGTCGTCTGCTTGGCGGCGCAACAGGCAAACTCAGCGCAGCAGCGCGAACCGCAGGGGAAGCAGGCATTCAGGCAGGCGGCGGAGCGGCGGGCGAAGCGACAGCACAAGCACTGACTGGGGAATACAAGCCGGGCGACATCATCATGGAAGCGTTCGCCGAACTTCCGACCGGCGCATTTGAGGCACGGAGCAATTACAAAGAGGCGCGCGCAAAAGTAGAAGAGCGAGCCGCACAAGCACAGGCGGCAGAGCAGGCACGCGCGCGCCTAAAAGAACAGGCTCAGGCTGTTACCAATTCCCGCCTCACAAAACGCGACCCCGACAAACAGGCGGCATTCGTCAACGACGTTTACGGCGAAGACCAAAAAATCTATTTCGACGGCGGCGCATTGATGCAGTCTGGACGCGCGGCCGCCGTTGCCCAAGCCATGCCCGATATGGCGGCAAAAATCCAAGAAGCGGCGGAGACAGGCGGCATGGTGGAAATGACGCGCGGAGATTTTCACGCCCGTTTGACACAGGAAGACCAAAACGCGCTGGCTGAAATCGCAATGGAAACGCCCGATTCCATGACCGCCGCCGAAGCCGAAGAAATCCGCAAATCAGGATTTGAAGCCATGATGGACGAAGCCTATCAGGCTGACTTGACGCGCCATCAAGAAGAGCAGGCACAGGCGGAACAAGACCGGCGCGTAGCGGAATTTGAAGCGCTCAAAGAAGAAGCAAAGGCACAACTTGCCGCAACAGGAGTTATGGACGCCAATCAGGCTGAAGCTAATGCGACGCTGTACGCCCGCGCCGTTGAAACCCTTGCAGGTCGTCTGAATATGGGAATCCGTGATTTTGACGCAGCATACGGCGGCTTGAACGTGGTCGGAGAAAGCCTGATTGACGACGGCGTATTAAATCAATCGGCATCGGCAATGAAAAGCACTGAAGCTAATCTGCAACGCGGGCGAGACGCGATGAATAAAGCCCTTATTGAGAAAGCAGACCAAAAACGCGCAATGTATCGAAGTGATACAGGCTGGATTGATTTTGTTTGGGGCAGCGAGGGAGTTTTAAAAGCTAACGGCAAAACAAAAGGAGCGATGGGTTTAGCGCATATTATTGAAAGCCGTATGCGTAAAGATGAAATGAGTTATCAAGATGTAGCAGAAATGCTGACCATGCAGATAACCGACACAATCGCCAAAGGCGGAAGCAGCAGGATTTACAGCAATGGGAAATCTGAAAGTATGTTCATAGAACATAACGGCTACCGCGCAACCCTTGTAAGAAACAAAGGTTCTAACGGATGGCTGATGAATGCTTTTGAATTACATCAAGGCGGCGATACCGGGAAGAGTAACGATTCCAAAGTATCTACGCACGACCAAACTACACGTCATCGTTCGGAAGTGGGAGCGCCTGATGTATTAAACAATTTTACCCCCAACGCCGACACCAATCAAGACATACTGTATCAAGGCGGCGCAGACCGCGGAATGTTCAGCCGTGAGCATAACCTGATTGCCCTGTTGAAAAACGCCGACGCTTCTACATTCGTTCACGAGCTTGGGCATTTCTTCCTTGAAACGAATACCCGCATCGCCCGCGACCTGACCGCCAAGCCTGCCGAAAACCTGACCGAACAGGAACGGCAATTCCTGTCCGACGTTCAGACGACCTTGGATTGGTTCGGCGTGAAAGACCTTGCCGCATGGGACGCAATGAGCCTGAACGAGCAACGCGAGAATCACGAGAAATGGGCGCGCGGTTTTGAAGCCTACCTGTACGAAGGCAAAGCACCAAGCGAAGAATTGCGCGGGGTATTCCGCCGTTTCCGTTCATGGTTGAAGCAGGTGTATCAATCCCTGAAAAACCTGAACGTAGAGTTGACCGATGAAGTCCGCAGCGTGTTTGACCGAATGTTTGCCAGCGACGAGCAGATTCAGCAAACCCAATACATCAACGGCATGACCCTGATGTTTGAAGATGCGGCACAGGCAGGCATGGATGATGCGGATTATGCGCAATACCGGCACAACGCCGAACGGGCGACGGCAGAGGCGCAAGACGAACTGACCGCCCGCGCGTTACGCGACATGGCATTTATCCGCAATCTTCGTGCGCGGAAAATCCGCGAGATGCGTAAACAGTATAAAGCAGACTTCCAACGTGCGGAAATGGCGGTGCGCGACAGTATTATGAGCCAGCCTGTTTATCGGGCATGGCAGCTTCTGACCGCCCGCATGACTGAAGAAAACCGCATTGGAGACGGCAAACCGAAATTCAGCAAGCAGGTGGACGCAGCGCATGACAGCCTGTTTGAAGCCATTGCCAAATTAGGCGGCGTAAACAAAGACGAAATGATTAGCCAATTCGGATTAGACCCGAAAGACAAAATCCCCGCCGTCCATATCGGATACCCCGTTTTGCGCAAAACAAACGGTCGTAGCATCGACAGCATGATTGAGGCTTTGACCAAAGAGGGATACTTGCCCGTTGACGATACAGGCAAGGCAGACCCGCGCGATTTTGAAGAACGCTTCTTCGATGAAATGCGCGGTACCAAGCGTTACAGTTCCGCCTATGTTCCACACGAAAAAATGGCAGGCGACCATGTAGCCAATCCATACGCTCTGACCGCCGTCCGTTTCGACCATGACAGCCTTGTCGCAATGGGCGTGGACGGGCAGACGCTTGAACGCCTGATTGATTTTGACATGACGCGCAAAAACGGCGGAATGCACCCCGACCTTGTATCAGACCTGATTTTGAATGAGGAAGGCGAGCCGGTATTCTCAGGCGGCGAAGATTTAATCCGCGCCCTGACCGAAGCCCAGCCGCCACAAGAAGCTATCGAAGAAACCGCATATCTGAACGTCCTCGCAGAAAAAGGCGAAGTTCCCACGCAAGCAGACTTTGAAGAAGCCGCCGACCTTGCCGCCCATAGCGAAATCCGCCAGCGCGTCATCGCTTCCGAATTTAAAGCGTTATCAAAAGCCACAGGCGCCGCCTCGCTGATTCGCAAAGCCGCATCTGTTTACGCTCAAGAAAAAGTAGAGCAAATCAAAGTCCGAGATTTGCGCCCGTCGGTCTATACCCGCGCGGAAGCCAAAGCCGCCAAAGCAAGCATGGAAGCATTCCGCAAAGGCGATATTCCGACCGCCGCCACGCAGAAACGCAATCAACTGTTGCAAAACTCCATGGCGCGTGAGGTACTGAAAGCCCGTGAAGAAATGGAAACGGCGCGCAAATACCTGGGCAAATTTAACCGCGTCGTCAAATCCATTGATATTGAGTACCGCGAGCAAATCGAAGCCTTATTGGAATCGGTGGAATTGAGCAACGCACCAAGCCTGAAAGACTTGGACAAACGCACTTCCCCGCTCCAGTTCGTCAAAAAGATGGAAGAGCAAGGACGCGCCCACAACATCGACGCCGAGTATATCGCCGAGATTCAGGCGAAGCGCAATTATCGGGAAATGACCGTTGAAGAAATGCGCGTACTGGTGGACACCGTGAAAGGCATTGAGCATTTAGGCCGCCTTAAAAACAAAATGCTGACCGCCCGCGATAAACACACCTATCAGGAAATCCGCGACAAAATTGTCGAATCAATCCGCGATAATGCACACGACCACGATAAACGCACATCGACAGCGGCGAACAACATCGAACGTGTAGAAGACGGCTTCAGCGGTTTCATGTGGGGGCATATCAAAATTTCATCCATCGCCCGAATCTTGGACGGCGGCAAAGACGCCGGCGCGTTTTGGAATTACTTCATCCGCCCAATCAACGAAGCCGCCGACCGGGAAGCAACCATGACGGCGGAGACGGCGCAAAAGTTGGAAGAGATTCTGAAGCCGCTAAACGACAACCTGACGCACCGCGAATATTGGCGCAGCGCAGAATATCAAATCGGCGGGCAGAAATTCACACGGCGCCAACTGTTCGCAATCGCCTTAAACTTGGGCAATGAAGGCAACATCCAACGGCTATTGAGCGGCGGACATGGCAGCGTCCGCAACTGGAATATGCCCGAAGTGATGGACGCGATGCAAAACCTGACCAGCAAAGAATGGCAGGCAGTCCAAAAGGTATGGGATTTATTCGAGAGTTTCCGCCCGCAAATTGCCGAACTGGAAAGAAAGGTGGTAGGTACAGAGCCGCAATGGATTGAAGCCAAGCCTCTGACCGTCCGCACCGCAGACGGCGAGATGCTGACATTGCGCGGCGGGTATTACCCGGCCAAATACGATTCCGCCAGTACGCAGGCGGCCGAGAGCGGTAACGCCCTTACTGACATAGAAGACATCAAGAGCGCGGTGAAGATGGCGGCCAACACGCGGCACAGCTTTACCAAAGACCGCGCCGTCGCCGTGAAAAACCGCCCATTGTTGTTAGATTTGTCCGTTACCTATAACGGCCTGAATGAAATCATCCACGACATAACGCACCGAGAAGCCGTTATCGACGCGGCACGCCTATTGAAATCAAGCAGTATTGACAAGGCAATCCGCGAAACATTGGGCGCACAGGCGAAAAGGCAATTAAACAAAGCCCTTGAAGATATTGCCCGCGGCAACACCGCCCCCGTAGAAGGTTTAGATAAATACTCAGGATTGCTGCGCCAAAACGTCAGCATGACCGGGCTTGGTTTCAACGTCGTATCGGCAGCCGTCCAGCTTACAGGCTTCATTCCTGCCGTTACCCGTCTTGGTGGGAAATATGCGTGGGCAGGTTTGTCACAATACACCACCCACCCCATCAAGGCAACGCGGACAGCAATGGAGCAGTCGGAATTTATGCGCAATCGTGGCAACACCCGATTGCGCGAAATCCGAGAAGTAGCGGCAACCATCAACGGCGCAGGCAAAATCCGTAAATTCCTGAATAAGTATTCATACTGGCTGATGATGAAAATGCAGCAGGTCGTCGATACCGCCATTTGGCATGGAGCGCTTGCAAAGGCGATGGATAGCGGCAAAGACCTGGACACCGCCATCAAACTTGCCGACCAAACCGTCCTAGACACACAGGGCGGCGGACAAATCAAAGACCTTTCGGCATTTGAGCGCGGGAGCAATACCCAAAAGCTGTTTACCGTGTTCTATGCCTACATGAACACTGCTTTGAATCAGGGATTTGTCGAAGCCAAAACACAAAAAAGCAAAGCCAAATTGGCGGCGGATTTGATGATGATTTACGTCGTGCCGACCGCGCTTACCGCCCTGATGAAATCCGCACTGATACCGGGCGATGACGACGAAGACTTGGCAAAGAAACTGGCAAAAGAGCAAATCAGTTTCTTGCTCGGCTTGTTTGTTTTCGGGCGAGAACTGACCCAGCTTGCCAATATCGCAACCGGCGACAGATTCTATGGCTATGCAGGCCCGTCAGGTTTGCGACCGATTGACGATGGATTCAAATTCGTACAACAGGCGGTACAGGGCGAATTTGACAGCGCGTTTGTCAGGGCGAGCGTCAATCTATTGGGCGACGCTTTCGGCTTGCCGTCCGCGCAAATCAACCGAACCATCAAGGGAGCAGAAGCGTTACAAGATGACGAGACCGACAATCCGGCAGCGTTATTGATGGGTCATCAAGGCAATTAATCAGTCCTGCATATAACAGCCTCTTTGAGAAATATCATTAGGTATTTCCAAAAGAGGCTTTTTTTATGGCAATCCATTCTCAAAGCGTCAAGACGGGCTTTTTCATCGGCGACGGTGGAGAGCGAACATACCCCTTTAGCTTCAAGATTTTCAACCCTGCCGACGTTGCCGTCTATACGTCAAACAAAGCAGGAACGGACGAGGTGAAGCTTGCATTTGGCGAAGAGTACACAGTGTCAAAAAACGCCAATCAAGACACCAATCCGGGCGGGTCTATCACACTTATTGACCCGCTTCCTGAAGGACGAAGGATGATTATCGTGAGCGGGTGGATTTATACGCAACCTACCACGTTTACAAATCAGGGCGGTTTTTATCCGCAGGTATTAAACGCCAGTCTTGACCGACAACTTATCTTGACACTGCAACTATTAGACCGATTGCGTCGAACATTGCACCAACCCATTACATCTGACAAGAAAATCAACCTAGCCATCCCAAATCCCGAACCGAAATCAGGGCTTTCATGGAGCGCAGACGGCACGCGAATAGTCAACAACGACTACCCGCAGCAGGTGGAGCAATTCCAACAAGATGTGCGCGGGTATGAGAAGCAGGTCGGCGCATTTAACGGAACAGTCGAAGAGTTCAATAGGACGCTCAGCGACATCAAAAAAGAGTTTGCCGACATGTCCGAACAAATCAAAGCCATCCAAGAAAAGCTGAAAATGACGGGTGGCATTTAGAGAAAGCACAAAATGAACAAATTAGAAACGTCTATACAAGCAGCCTCACAATCATCCAGTTATGCCAGCAACGCCACATACAGCGGAGCAAGCGCAGGGGTTATTGGCTTAATCAGTGGCATTGATTGGATAACGATTATAGGTGTATCCGTCGCGGTCGGCGGTTTTTTTGTGAATTGGTACTACAAAATAAAGGAAAACAGGCGCGCCGAAGAATTGCACGAAATGCGAAAAGAGAAAATCAAGAAAGGAAACTGTTATGAAGATTAATCACAAAGTACCGATTGCCATCCTTAGCGCATCTGTCATTGCCATTTTCGGCATCAAAGCAGAGGAAGGATACCGCTCCAAACCCTACCACGACATCGGCAAGGTTGCGACGGTCGGGCATGGCAGCACCGTTTACGAGGACGGCAGCAAGGTCAAAATCTCCGATCCGCCCGTTAGTCGTGAGCGAGCCGATAAGATGCTCCGCGCCCACGTCGGAAAAGACGAAGCGAAAATGAAAGCCATGTTGCCCGGCGTTGAGTTATCTCAAGGCGAATATGATGTTTATATCGACTTCTTTTATAACTTTGGCGCGCAAAAGTTTTATACATCATCCATGCGCCGCGAGTTGCTTAAAGGCAACCATGTAGCAGCCTGCCGTGCCCTGTTGCGTTACCGCTTCGCCGCCGGGCGCGATTGTAGCCGTCCAAGCAACTGGGGTCCACGCGGTTGCAAAGGCGTATGGACGCGCACCCAAAAACGTTACAACAACTGCATGGCGGCGCAATGACACCTAAAGAGTTTTGCGAGCGCATGATTAAAGAGTGGCAAGCCAAAAGCCGAGAGGCAAGCGAAAACGCAGACCTTGCGGCTTTTGAGCAAGCCGAGCAAGAACTATCAAACTATACGGAGATATTAAAACGTTATGATACTGATATTACTTAAAAAATACTGGCGGTATCTCGCATTTATCGCCACCATCATCGGTCTTGTTTTTTGGTGGAATACAGACGTAAAGAAAGCCTACCAAAAAGGCCGCGACGATATGGCGTTGGAAATATCAAACCGCCTGAAAGAAGAAGCCATAAAGAAAGCCCAAAAGCAACGGACGCAATCCGAGCAGTACCAAGACCAAAAAGCAGAACGTGAAGAAAAGGAAAGGATTAGATATGTTGAAGTGCAAAAAATCGTTGAACGCCCTGTTTATCGCAATGTGTGTATCGATTCTGACGGCCTGTCAGTCATCAACGCCGCCATTGCCGACAGCGATTAAACCGCCTGCCGACTTGGTGCAGCCATGCCCAAAACTACCAAAACTATCAGGCAATACAGGCTCAGAGATATTGCCGTGGTCGTTACAGGTAGTCCACTTGTACAATGACTGCAAAGCACGACACAAGGCTTTATCAGAGTCAGTACAGTAAAAAAATCCTGATGTTATTAATTGTTAACATCAGGATTTTCTTTTAAATTTAATTATCAATAAAATCAATAACATATCAAAACAATCAAAAAACCTCTTGCATTACCTCGTATAAAGAGGTAATATACACACATCGGCAGACAACACAAACCGCCGAAAACATGACTAACCAACTGACCGCCTACGGGCGGATAGGAGCAAAAAATGAAAGCGAATCTTTTAAAAAGCATGAGCAGCGAGGCACGCAAAGTTCTTTTTTCTAAATTCAACCCTGAAAATGACTACATTTGCCAAGCATTAAAAAAAGCTCAAAACGAATTTGATGAAAAACTTAATCAGGCCGCCCAACCTCATGGATTCTTTGGCCGCGCGATGATTGATGAAAAATCTGTTTTAGGTGCGGATGACTTTTTCAAATACCAACGCATCGGCAAAATTCTGGTAGCGCGCAAAGAGATGCTCGCAAAAAGAAAAAACCTTATTTTAAATTTCTTGGGCTTTTTTAATTAATTTTCAATACTGCCGCCTTCGGGCGGCAGAAAGGTCAAAAATGAAATTCTCAATAAACATCATCAAAACCGAAAAAGTTGAGGTAAAACGTCAATATGAAACTGTTACCCGATTTAAACGAATCAATACAGGAGAAACAAAAGAAGTAGAATTTAAACCCGAACAGAATCTATTAATTGTAGATGGGGAAGAATTTAAAGTGCATGAAGTTTTAGCCCAAAAAATCACAATCGGAAACGAAGACGTTACAACGGCTCAAATCATGACATACAAAAACGGGGAGCAACATTCATTCTATTCGCTTGATGTACCCGCATTTTGGGATATATTCGATGATTTAAATTGGGGCAAAAAAGTTTTCGGCGGTTATATCGCTAAGTGAATAAAACTAAAAGCCGCCTGATTTACTCAAGCGGCTTTTTTTATCGGAGGCATTATGGCAAAAAACCGAACAAGCATCACCGAGCGGCTCAAAAAGAACAAAAAACAAGAATCGCGCCGCGAAATGGCGCATGATTGGGTAGATAAGTGGGAGCAGGATTATTTGAGCCTACTCTCGCAAATCAAGCAGGCAATCAGTGCAGACGATGAAGACGAGTTGGCTTTTTTATTTGCCGATTTGCGCGCGCTGCAACAGCCTAAATTTGAGGCATTGCATCGAGTGATTGACGAGCTTATCACGCCGACACGGGAGCTTATATGATTAATAATTTTGAATTGGGCTATACGCCCGCCAATCTCAAGGCATTGCGCCAAAGATATGGGCTGACCCAGCAAAATGTTGCCGACATCACGGAAACTAAGCTGAAAACCGCCCAAAAATGGGAAACAAGCCCGAATTTGAAAAGCTACGCCAACATGCCTCACACTAAATGGCTTAAGCTTTTAGAATATTTGAAGAATAAATGAGAAAAAGGCCGTCTAGATTCAGACGGCCTTTGCTTTTTTTAAATTGAATCATAATCCTTGCGAACCTGTGCCCCACCATCACGACCTACAAATTCTTTTTTCATAATAGGATACGCAAACGATATAACCAACGCATCGGCACGGTTCGGACTTGGGACGCCGCGCGATTTCATTTCTTTTTTGGATTCAATCTGTATTTTCCCATCAACACGCGGAACAAGTTCGGGTGCTTGCAATTCATCACGCAACATCGGGTCGTCAGGTATGGAGCCGCCACTCTTCAGCCAATCACGCGCCGCTTTCCACATTTCCGCGCGCTTGTTGTAGCAGCCAACGTCATTAGACTTACCGGCAAACCACACCAATTTCCAATCACGACCCAATCCCTGCCCGGCTGATTTAATGCCGGTACCAAATCCCGCGTCGATAAATACCGCGTCCGCCTTATACTCATCCTCATACCGTGCGATTTTTTGCGCGGCAATCAGGTCATTATCGTTTTTCGGGAACGTCTCAAGGATTTTAAATACCAAACCTTGACGCATCGCAATCACAAATTCATCATCCCCCTCCCATGCGGGGTCAACTGTGATGATTTTCGGGGCAAACTCATATTGCGATTTAGGGATATGCTTACCATACCCTGCCGATACGTCATTCTCCGAGATAAATTGACGGGCGGACATAGCAGGGAACATCCCGCGCACGCGGATTTTGAAAAAGTCCGACTCTTCGCCGTAGTCCTCCGCCCATTTTTGCATCTGCGCCTTATTCGTACCCTCGACCGTGCGGCTGTCAATCTGATAGGTTATCCACCGATGCTTATACCGGCGGAAGCATTCACGGAATCGCCCGATATTTCGCGTCGGGTTCCCAAAGGCAAGCCAAATAATTTCCGTGTCCTCATCGGTCAGCGCACCTTCGGCCACTTCCCAAACCTTATCCGCAATCGCCGACGCCTCGTCAAACACCAGCATAATGCGCTTGCCCTTATTGTGCAGACCCGCGAACGCCTCCGTATTATGCTCCGACCACGGCACAAAGTCAGCCCGCCAAGTTTTGGTATTCAGCCGGTCTTTTGCCGTGATGCTCATAACCGCGTCGTTAAACCAATCCGCCGTTATGCTCAACCGCTGCCATTTACCCACTTCAGGCGCGGTTTTGGTGCGCAACTGCGTCTCCGTATTACTCGTGATAACGACCTTACTGTCTTCGCACGTTGATAACGCCCAATTAATCAGCATCCCAATTTCTGCCGATTTCCCGATACCGTGGCCGCTCGCAACCGCGATCATCAACGGCATATGGCGCGTCTCAGGATTGGAGAGATGGTTTTTCACGTCCTCCATGATTTTTGCCTGCCAAGCGCGAGGCGACTTATACCCCTCAAGTTCGCCGTTATCCCAATCATAGGCAAACATCGCCCAAGAAAGCGGGTCATGCTGATACGCGACGGCAGCTTCGATGATTTGACTATTCAGGTCTGTCATTTCAAACGCGCCTTTGCCCGTGCGATACGTTCCGCCAACGTCTCATCCACTGACACCTCGACTTTATCCTTAAACATACCCAAATGACGGGCGATGCTATCCAATGCGGCTTTGCTGCTCGACAGCTTCAGTTTTGACACCTTAGCCGCAATCTCCCCCTCCGTCTCCGTTACATCAAGCCCATCGACCGCCAACACCATTTCCCGCGTCCATTCGCTCACAGGACGCAGGCGGCCGGCATCATCAAAAAACGCGCGCTTATCCACATCGGCGATTGCCGCCCAGCGTTGCAATACCCAGTCTTGCGTAATTTCCGTCCGCTCCGAGAGGTTTTCACGCGCTTTTTGGACAGCTTGGGCAACCTCCGGTTTTTTAAGCAGGCGTGATGCGGTTTCACGCGCCGCCGATTCCGAATAACCCGCCGCCCGTGCCGCCCGCGCCCCGTTCATATCAATCAAATATTCTTCGACAAATCGTTTTTGTTGTTCAGTCAGCATTTAATTTCTTCCACTTAACTTTAATCACATTGCGAATTTCACAGCGGCAGATGCGCCCAATCGTTTCAGGCGAACAATCAAAACTCCGCGCCAAAATATGATAATTGACACCCTGTTCATTAAGCCGCCTGATTATCTCAACATCCCTATCAGACAACTTAGACCGCCCGTGTGATTCCCCGCACCGCCTGCCGGTTTCTTCGTTGCACTGTACCAACATTAAAAATCCCCCAATTTCCCGCACTTACCACATCGCTTACATGTTTGATATGTTTCAAAAGAGCCGATTTCATGAACCTCTAAATCATCATGATTACAAACAAGCTGCCTTTGTTTAATCAACAACCATCTCACAAACCATCTCACACCTAAAACTCCCAAATTATGCCAAATTCCCCAGCCGCCCACGCCTGCAAGCGGTTCTGATAGTCTGTCATTTCTGCCGTGTTTAGCGTCGTCGTGCTGATTGGCGTTTTAAGCTCCGTGCCGTCCGGCATGGCCTTTAACTCATAGCCTAGAAACATTCCTTTGCAATATTCGTGCCACGTTTCCGCGCTGTATCGCCTGCCGTTGACCCACGCCTCATCTGCCAATTTGCCGTAGATTTTCCAAAGACGGCGGTTTTGCTCGACGCTCCGTTTGGATTTGTGCGGCCTAATACACACTTCAAGCTCCGCGTTGGATTCCAACCACGCGCCTAGATTGTTGTAGATGGTCGTCATCAATGGCCGCTTGTTGTCTTTGGTCAGCCTAAACGCTACGCTTTGCATTTAACGATTCCCTTGTCTATCAGCTTTAAAAGCGTTCTGAACTGCGACCGGCGCATATAAAACTCTTTATCTTCCTTGCTCAACTTGATATGCGACCGGCCGTCTATCACATCATGGCAAGCACTACACCCAAAGCCTGCCGATAAATCGTTACTCTTCAGCCCCATGCCGTGCGTTTCACTTGGGAAATGGCACAAAACCACTGTTTCAGGGTTGTAATTGCACACCCCTGCGATATTGAGTGTGCAATCTTCCCCTTTGGCCGCTTTTCTGATCGCGCTCACTTACGCTTCCTCGCTAACTTCAGCAATCCCAACATCAAGCCCGCCGTCCTCTCTTGGCTCGCTTGCGTATGTTGATAAAATAAATTTGACTTGGTTGTCGTTATGATAGACAACACCTTGCAAGGCATCGACAGCGACTTTTAGGCAGTTATCAAGGTCAAGTATTACCTTGCTTGCCGTGCCGTCCTTGTTCATCTTCGGAACTAGGCTGACAAACAGGATTACATCTTTTTCAGACGGCCTAAAACCTGCCTTTTCTGCCGCGTGGGAAACGCAAAGCTTGTACGCTTTCGCTTCCTTGCTTAATACTTGCCGATTCCGAAAGGTTTTCCAATATCGGTTAGTGCTTATCGGGTATGGGAGGGAAAGAACCTTCGCCCTTTCCGCCGCCTCTAATATTTGCTCAATCGGGATTAATACTGACAATGCCCACCCCAATCATCGTCATCGTCTTGGTTGCGTACTTTCTTTGCCATATACTCGACAAAGCCAATCACCAACACTACAACCAACACACAAATCACAAATACTGCAAGAGTCATAAGTAATCCCACTTTCTGCCGAATTGTTTGTAAATCTTTTGGGCTTCCCCAGCTTTCCAATACTGGTTACTCAAAAGCGGGAACGCTTCGTTTGAAAGATTGACAGTATCTTCGACACTCAATCCTTTAGGCATACACGTCAAATCCCATACGCTTGGCTTTGGCGGCTTAGGAACTGGCTTAACGCCGTGTTTTTCAATCTTGTACTTTTTTGATATTCCGCTTTACAGGATTTACAATAAGCCAAGTATTTAAACTCCCCTGTTTCCTCATCTCTGCGTCTAGTCATTTCCGGCAACGGTTTTACTTTTCCACATTTGTTGCATTTCTTAGTATCCATCCCATCCCTCCCCTTTTAAGCTACAACCAAATTCATCAACCGGCGGCATATCTTCCCAAACAGTGATGCCGATAAGTGCCGCTATTGCACCAAACCCAATTAAAAACAGTGTCATCATTTGCGGCCTCGCTTGGATTTGTTGCGTTTCAGCAGTTCCAATTCCCCTTTCAGCCGTGCAATCTCGCTTCGTAGCGCGGGGTTAGAAGGTTTATTTCGCAAAACGTCCAGTAACTTCACTTTCGTATCGGCAAGTTCTTTGTTTTTACGCTCCAATTCGTCTTGCAGCTCTGAAACCTTGATTCCCAGTGCCGTGCCTTTTGCCATCAAGCCGTTGGAAACTTTGCGCTCTTCGTTCAGACGGCTGATTGTTTCCGACAGGTTCGCACTGACCATTTCCGCCGCCTTTTCCATTTCGGCTTTTTCTGCTCTCATTTCGGCTTTTTCTTTCAGGCCGTCTGAAATCCTCTGACTGTAATGATCAGCCATGCCTTTCAATCTTTTAGCAGCCCGAATAACTTCTTCATGGTCTTTCTTGCTCACGCCGCCCAATTTCTCAATCAACCAATTTTTCATTTCACGTTTCCTTTATCGTTTGCGCCATTCTTCAAATTTCTCGCGCCGTTTTTCCATCGTGTCGGCAGTTGCCGGTTTAAATTCGCCCTTGTCGCATTGGTAGCCGCCGAAGTAGTAGCTCGATTTATCTTCAGCCATCTTTGATTTGGTACATCTTGCAAATCCGCGCATTGCGCCACCCTCTTCGGCTTTAAAATCTGCGTGTAGGCAGTGGTAGCAGGTTTGCTTAGTTGTAATACTCATACTCTCCGAACCTTTGGTATTGCCCCTCCCACGTCAAATCAAGCACACCACGCTCGCCGTCTCGATTCTTCGCAATAATCAATTCCGCCGTTCCTTGCGGTGCGTCTGAATCGTAGTAGCCCTCACGGTATGGCATCAGTACCAAGTTTGCGTTTTGCTCAATACCGCCACTGCCTCGAAGGTCTGCCAAGCTAGGGCGTTTGTCGCTTTGCTTTTCAGTTGCCCTGTTTAATTGGGCAACCAGTAAGACATGAATTTGCAGTTCCATTGCCAAGCGTTTTAGACGTGCTGTAATATCATCAAGCTCAGCGACCTCGTTCACGCCTTTACGCGGCATCAGGTGCAGATGGTCTACAACAAGCAGGTCAAGCCCTGATTTACGCTTCTCTAGTCGGCATCGCGCGGCAATTGCATCAATTCCGATCATCTCGGTATCAATCACAAACTTCCAATTTCTCGCCTTGCTGATATACAGGGCAAAATTGTCTGTTTCTGTTTGTGTCATGCGGTATTTTTTCAGCCTGCCGTAATCAATCGAATATTCAGCAGATGCACCGCGTTGGGTTAGTTCCACGCCTGACATCTCGTAGCTTTGGAATCGCACTGACAGGCCGTCTTTCGCACAGTGCCGGGCAATGTTTTCAGCGAGAACCGATTTACCCATTCCCGGCCTTGCGCCGATTACCGTCAGATTTCCGCGTTGCAGGCCGCCTGTCGCTTCATCCAAATTGCTGAAACCAGTTGAGAAGCCAAGCATTCCGCCAGTTTCTAAAATGCGCTCCCAGTGGTGCAGTGTTGCTTCCAGTGCGTCCTCATAGCTCATTGATTCGCTATTGCCTGCCGCCGTGTCGCTGATTTTGTCTAGCAAGGCCACTGCCTCCGCCTGTCTGTCGGCAATACTTCTGCCGTCTCGCTCTGTTGCCAGCTTCCCGATTTGTTCAGCGGCAAATCTCAATTCACGCTCTGCCGCACTTTCCGACACCAGCCGCGCATATCGGCCAACATTCGCCGCCGATGGCGTGTTTTGTTGCAGGTCAATCAGGTAGGCAAGGCCGCCTGTTTCTTCGCTCAATCCACGCTTGCCAAGTTCGGCATCAAGCGTAATCACATCTACCGGCAGGCCGTCTGAAATCATCGACATGGCCGTCTTGAAAATCAGGCCGTTTTTATCGCTGAAAAAATCCTTTGGCGTTAATCCTGTCAGCAAGTTTGCAGAATCGTTGTCAATCAGGATTGCGCCCAAGACTGACTGTTCTGCTTCCAAGCTTGCCAAGATTTCAAATTGCTCAGTCATTTTCAAAATTTCCCCAATGGTCGAAGCCCTGATGATTTTTTAACTACCGGCATACCGTCAGCAGTTCGTACAGCTATGCGTTTGTGTGCAGGGTCTCGTCTTACCGCGCCCAATTCGCCTCTTGCCTTTAAGCGTGTCAGTGATTGAAAAAACTTGTGTTCCCACATCGCCTGCGTTTGCATATCGCCTCTTGCTCCCCAGTAGCCTGTAAACTCAATCAGCGCGTCTTTGATTCGTTCGTCCTCAAAGCTTGGAATTTGTGATCGTCGAAGTTTCGCGTTAAACGCTTTTTTGTCTTCAGGCTCCCAGTTGTCGAAAATCTGAAAATCGTCGCTGCCGATGTTGATGGGTTTTGCGCTCTCAGATGCTTCGGGAACCTCTCCCTCTACATCTCCGTCTTTACTATCTTTCAGTACTTGTTTATATTCAGTATTTACTAGTGTCGGCTCAGCCTGATTAGGCTTACCCTGATTAGGCTTACCCTGATTAGGGTTTTGAAACGGCTCGTCATAAACTGTATAATCCGTTGAACCATCACTGTTTTTTCTTACTGAAATAAAGCCTTTCTCTTTTAGTTCGTTGATGATGTTGTAAATACCCTCTCTGCCTGTTGGCTTCTTCGTGTCTTTGGTTACATTCACAAGCTCTGCAACCATGACTTGCCAGTTATCAGGCTTTGTCAGCAGATACCCAAGTAACCCCATTGCCTGCCAACTAAGTTGATTTTTTTCATAAACTTTGTTGCTTATGACTGTGTAATTGTGTTCACGTTTTGTCCGAATAATTGACATCATCAACCCCTTTCACTTCCTCAACCCACTTATCCAATGCTTCCTGCGCCTTGCTCACGTCTTCGGCTTGCATATAAGCCAACACCAGCAATCGGGCCTCGTGTATTCTTTGTTCTCGGCTCATGGCTCAATACCTGATTTAGCTATCGAATAATGGGCAACTGGATTCTTGCAATTGCCAACCTTGTATTTCGGCTTGTTGAAAACAAAGCCCCTGCTTTCCAAATCGATAATCCGAGAGCATAACTGCGTGATATTCAAATGTTTTGCCGCTTCCAAAGACGTGATGTGTCCGTTTAAGCGGATATACGCGACAATCTGCTTGCACTGTGTCTGTTTTTGGTCTATCATGTTTACTCCTTTTGTTGCAGGCCTCGTGCCTCAACCCCTGCCCCACGTTTCCGCGTGGGGCTTTCCTTTATCGGTCGCCCGTCTGTCCGGGCAGTCAACCGTCTTTCCGACCAAGTAATTCAAAGCCGTCTTTCAATCCTTCCGCGATTCTGTAAACCTCATCGCAGCCTTTGGCGGCGGCTTTCAGCATCGCTTTCTTAATCAGCCGTCTGTCTTTCTTTGACAGGCGGTTTCTGTTCTGCTTCTTCATTTTTTTTTCCTTTCTACGGCCTTAGCCAAATCTCTCAATCCGTCCATGATTTGGTATCGCGGATTCTGACGTTCCCCACTTGCTATCTTGTTAATCAACTCTTGAGAACATCCGACAGCTTTTGCAATCTCAAGAGAACTTTTGTATTGCCGTAGAAAAACGACAATTTCCTGTGGTGTTTCTTTCATTTTTTCCCTTCTGTGGAACTTTTTTATAATTATAAGTACAAAAATACTTAGAAGCAAGTACCAAAGTAATTATTTTTTGTAGTACATTTGTACCTATAACAACATAAGGAATTGCAGCATGAGTGAAATCAAAGACCGCTTGAGAGAAGCTAGAAGAAACAAAGGCTTAAGTCAGGCAGGATTGAGTAAGCTATTGGGAGTAAGCCAAGCGTCAATCGCGGCCATTGAAGCAGGTCGTAACAAACGCCCAACAAATTTAGTCTCTATTGCCAAAGCGTTAGACGTTTCCCCATATTGGCTGGAAACAGGAAAGGAAGATAAAGAGATTGTTTCAAACGCCACGCCTCTAGGGAAAATTGAGGAATGGGACAATGACACACCATTGTCTGAGGACGACTGTGAAGCCCCGTTATACAAAGACGTTAAGCTATCAGCCGGAAACGGCTTTGCGGACGATATAGAGGACTACAACGGCTACAAGCTGCGTTTCTCACGCAACACGCTCAGGAAACACGGCATTAGCCCTGAAAACGTAGTCTGCGTGATGGCAGATGGGGATAGCATGGAGCCGGTATTTCCGAGCGGCGCAACGCTTGGTATAGATACCGGCAGCAAGAATATCCGTGATGGGCAAATCTATGCCATCAATCACGGCGGATTACTGCGTACCAAGATTTTGCACAAGCTGCCAGAAAACAAGGTCAGAATCAGAAGCTACAACCAGTCAGAATACCCTGACGAAGAAGCAAGCCTAGACGACCTGTCGGTCATTGGGCGCGTGTTTTGGTGGAGTGTGATGGTTTAAAAATTCAGGCCGTCTGAAAACAGGCGGCCTTTTGTACGTCTTACGGAGAAACTATGATGGACAACATGATATGGGTTAAAATTAAGGGTAAAGAATATCATGGAGGCTTCCCGGCCTCGTTTGCTGACAGCTTGTGCGAAATGCAGCGCGGTTTTTACAGAACAGCCGCCCTTGCCCTACATGGCGAAGAGAATATAAAACGCCTAACGAACGCCGAGCTAGAGAAGTATGAGATAGTTTTTAAAGTTGAAGAGGGTTGTACGGAAATCAGCACGGATTTGGCTGACAAGATAACTACCCTCGTAGAAGAAGCGTTTAAAACCATGCCGGCAGAGTATCAAGCAACATTAATCGGATTTTCCGTATTATGCTATTTTGGGTGGAAAACCTTTAATTCATGGCAGAATCGGAAATCATCAGAATCAGAACAGGCAACCAAAGAAAACATGGCAAAGGCCATTGAATCAGTAGCAAACAAAGGCTTTGAAACCGCCAAAGAAATCGCGGATATAGTTTCTCGAAATACTGAAACCTTGAAAGATTCCGTCTTGAAAAACGCTTCAACCGCCGACCAAATCCAGCTTGCCGGAAACGTTTACACGCAGGCGGATATTCAGGAAGCAAACAAGCGCAACAAATCGGATCGCACCAGCACCATTTTGCACGGGCAATTCAGAATTGCTATCATCGACAACACCTATCCCGAACTGCTCAAATTAACCCTGTTGAACAAATCAGGCGCGGAATATATCGCCAAGATAGATACAACGGACATGTTTGCCGAAGACGTGCAGAAGATATGGGCGGCCGCTCAATCAGGGCAATTCAAAGAAATGCACATTAATGCTGTTATGAAAAATGGCGTTTATGAAAAAGGATTTATTGAAAGTATTGAATTATAAAGGCTTTTAATTGAAATTTTCTCACGCCATTTATCCAATTATTCAGGTATAATACAGTTCTCCATGCTTTATTTTTCAAAAGTCTGATTGTCCATAATCACTTATTTAGCCCGCCATGCGCGGGCTTTCTTTTTGCCAATTTGTGAGAGGACATTAAAATATTTACACATAAATACACACTTAAATTTGACAATAAATAGAATAGTGTGTATTATTACACACATGGCAGACGTGCCATGCTTTGAGTAAGGAGATACAATTGAACAGTCTAGACGTTATCGCTCTACTCAAACAGGATGGTTGGTATAAAGTTGCACAATCCGGGAGCCATTCGCAATACAAGCACCCAACAAAAAAAGGTCGTGTAACAGTGCCACACCCCAAGAAAGACTTGCCAATAGGTACGGTAAAAAATATCTTTAAGCAAGCCGGTTTGAAGTAAGGCAAGCAGCGGGGAAACCCGCTGCCATTCTTCAAGCCAAATAATCAAGGGTATCTCACGCCCCACCACCCGACACAAAGAAACTCAAACGAAAGAAGGACTAAAAATGTTTATCCCTGCCGCTTTGCACAAAGACAGTCATTCGGCATATGGCGTAACCATTCCTGACTTACCGGGCTGCTTCTCTTATGGCGACACTATTGAAGAAGCTATCGCAAATGCCCGTTCTGCCGCCTATATGCACATTGATGGCATGATTGAAGATGGAGAGTTTAAAAATCTTTCCGTAAGCAATATTGCCGATTTAAGCAAAGAGTCTGATTATGATGGAGCAACATGGGTAATGATTGAAATCGACCCAGCCAAAATCAGCCAACAGCAAGTTAGATTTAATGTTAGCTGGCCGCAGTATCTACTTGATAGAGTAGATGAATACACCTCAGAAAATCATGAGACTCGTAGCGGTTTTTTGGCAAAAGCTGCTTTAACTGCCATGAATCAAGCATAACCCCTTAGAAATAGAAAGCTCGCATTACGCGGGCTTTTTTTTTGCCGTCTAAAACTGAATCAATTTGCAGTAGAAGAAAAAATGAAACGCCAAATGAAATCATCAAGCCGCCTGTTTGGGCGGTTTTCTTTTGTTGCTTATAAGTACAATTAGACTTAAAAATATAAAAATAAATTCTCTTTAAAATCAAATACTCTAGTATTTTTATACTATTTTAAGTATTTTTGTACTTTACAGGTTTTAAGTATTTTTGTACTATATACCCATCGAAGCAAAACACAGTTCTTTAACAACTCGGAAACGTAGTAACCGCCCTTCAGGTAGGCGAGAGCCGACAGAAAGACATGGTAAAGCATGGGGGAAGTCGAACAAACGGTTACAGGCGAAAGGCGGCCTAAAAGATAACAGCCTATGACGGTAAATTTTTTTAAACACTTGATACACAAGGAAACAAAAAATGGAAGCAAATAAATTTGAAGTGAAAAGTTTGTCAGACCTTATAAAAGTCTTTGCAGTCATTGCTGCCGATTTCGAAGCGGCAAAGGGTGTAAAACGCGCCGACATTTCAACTGAATTTGACGAACCGCAACATGAGCCGCAACCGCCGGTAACAGTTGCCGAGCAAAAAGGCATTAACGACTTTGCCATCGGCAAGGAAGTGATTATTCGCACTTATTCCGCAGGCGTTTGGTTCGGCGTGCTGAAACAAAAAGCAGGCAATGAAGTGATTCTGACAAAAGCACGCCGTATGTACACATGGTGGGCAAAGGAATCAATTAGCCTGTCAGGTGTCGCACGACACGGCATCAAACAAGACAACAGCAAGATTTGCGGTGAGCTTGATTCAGTATGGCTTGAGGCGATTGAGATTATTCCGGTAACAGGCAACGCAGCCGAATCAATCCGTACCGCGCTGGAGGTTGAGCAATCATGAGCTACTTAGACAAACCGATTATACACGGCGACGGCTACGGCTACGGCAACGGCGACGGCTACGGCAGCGGCGACGGCGACGGCGACGGCTACGGCAACGGCAGCGGCTACGGCGACGGCAGCGGCTACGGCAACGGCTAAATTTTGAACAGCCCCTTTCACATGGGGCTTATTTAAGCGGTTGGAGACGGCTGCTTAAATAAGCAAAGGTCAAATTATCGGTAGATAGGGTGAGCAATGCCAAAACGAGGGCACAAGGCTTACTGCCTAGCAACACCACAGGCAAGCAAGGGCAACGGCACGGAGAAACATCAAGCCCCTTCCTCTACCGATACCGCAACAAAAGGAAAAGGAAATGACTTATTACGAAACAAGCCGCCCCGATTGGGGAATGGACGAAATGTACAGGCGCGAAGAATTGCGAGACGCAGAAATTGCGATTGAGGAACGCCAAGAAGAAGCCAACAGGAAGAATTTCAAATTATTCCACGCGAAAATCATGCAGCACGTCATCAAGGAAGCATACGAGTTTCGCAAATGCGCTATCCAATGTGATGACTTGGAATACTCGCAGAATGATGGCGAATGGCGAACTTGCTTGTTAGACGGCGCGGAATTTCTCGAATTGAGTAGCAACAAGTACGAGAACGAAGAAATTAAAGACGCACTGATTTGGGCAACTAAATCAAATCACGCTGATTTGCGAGTAAGCAAAATCGACGAGCTGGCAAACCAATGGAAGGAAGCGGCATGAAAGCATTAACCCAATACCTTACAGAAGAAGCAAAGCAGGCACGGCGCGAATTTATGCAAAAGGTCATCGCCCTGCCCTTTAACCCCAAAATCAAAGCTATGCCTTGCAATGCCGGAGCGAAGCACCCTGACATCATGCTAGGCAATGCCCGGCTGATTCTCTTGAGACACTTCAATGAGATGGTTTCAAGGCTTGAGCGCAAAACCGACCACAGCCGCGCGGTATTGACTGCCGCGCAATACGGAATCTTCGATATTAATCAACTTTTGCAGTAGAGGGAAAAATGAAATACGCAATCAGAACAGTTTTAGCTGTGTCAGCAATCACTATTGCGGCTTGTAGCTTTTCCGGCAAAACCGAGAAGCCAGTAGAGCCGGAAACCATCAGCCAAGAAGCTCAAATTGAGCAGACATACGAAACCATGCCGGACGAAGTAAAGGTCATGGGAGACGCAGAAGTAGGAGGTTGCAAATGATGATGACAGTTACCAGTCTTGTAACGCGCCCTAAAGACATCAAGCCAAAAGGTATTAGACACCAGCAATCGCCAAGCGTACGAATGAAGCGTGAGGGCAAGCATTGGATTGTATGGCGTGAAATTGAAAGCTTTCTATGTGGGCAACCACTTATGCACCCTCAAGCCAAAATCAAGCGCAAACGAGCGGATGAAAAGAAATTCCGCACAATGGAAGAGGCGGAACAGTATTTGAACTTACTCTTTGAGGTGTGAGATGTGTCAGGAATTAATGTTTTATTGCCAAGTCATGCAGGAGCTTGAGCAACAAGAAAGCATAGAAAACAACAGCTTAACCAGTAAAGAAAAATTCATTTGGAGATTAAAAAATGAGCGTATCGGTTTTTATTCTTGGAGAGAGCGGAACAGGCAAAACCGCCTCAATGCGAAATCTTAACCCTGATGATGTGTGCCTGATTCAGGCGGTTAAAAAGCCCCTGCCTTTCCGCCCGAAAGGATGGAAAACCGCCGCCGAAAAGGACGAAAAAGGCAGTCTGAAGAAAGTTGGAGATTTAGGAAATATCTACATTACAGACGATTCCCAACAAATCTGCATAATTCTGCAAAAGACAAGCAAGGACATCATCATCATTGATGACTTTCAGTACATCATGGCAAATGAGTTCATGCGCGGCGTAACGATTGAGGCCAAAGGTAATGAGCAATACATGAAGTTTAACCGGATCGCAAAAAACACATGGGATATTCTTCAGACGGCCAACGCATTGCCGGAAAACAAGCGCGTTTACATTCTTTCCCATACGCAGACAGATGATTTCGGCAAAACCAAAGCCAAAACGATTGGCAAGCTTTTGGACGAAAAAATCACATTGGAAGGCTTGTTTACGATTGTTTTAAGAACGCAGGCAGTCAACGGCAATTACAGCTTTTTAACCCAAAACAACGGCGCAGACACCGTAAAAAGCCCAATGGGACTTTTTGAAAGTCAGCAAATTGACAACGATTTAGCGCAGATTGATTCTGAAATTTGCACTTACTACGAAATCCAACCGAAAGGAAATTCTGATGTACAAGCTCAATAAACAAGACGCAATCGCCTACGACCAGCGCGGCGGATATATCAATCAAGCCGGTAAATATGTGGTAACCATTGAATCGGCAGTGTTCCACGTTGGCAATAACGCCAATGGCCGAAGCGAGAATCTGAAGTTATCCGTTACTGATACGCAAAAACGCAAAGCGACATTCTTCATCAACACCAGCTATTCAAACGGCGTACAGAACGAAGGTGGTTTGCGAACCGTGAGCGCAATCTTGGCTTGTCTGAAAGAACATGACAGCGGCGAACCAACACCGGCACAAGTCAAAGAATACAACCACGACACCAAGCAGGAAGAAGTAGTCATGCGTGATTGCTTTACAAAACTACACGGCAAACAGCTTGGTATTGTCGTTCAAATGGTGCATGAAGATGGCCGCGAAAACCCATCCCCTAGCCTGTTCAGCGTGTTTGAAGCCTCAAGCGAATTGACCGCAAGCGAAATTATGCGCGGTGAAACACAACCGGCACAGCTTGGCAAAATTATGGCTTATATCGCAAACAAGCCGCTTGTAGATAAGCGCAAAAACAGCCCTGTTCCACCTCAACCAACACGCCAACCGGCACAGCAACCAACCGCACCAACCGCGCCGGTTGATGATATCGACAGCGATATCCCATTCTAACCAAGCACAGGCCGTCTGAATTTCGGACGGCCTACAAAAAGGACATTACATGAATATCACACTTTACCAATGCGCCGCCGACGTACAGGAGGCTTTGGACTACCACTTTGACACAGAGGCAGAGCGAAACGACACGCTAGAGGCCGTTATCGGGCAGTTTGATGCTAAAGCCCAATCCGTGATTGGCTACATCAAAAACCAAGAGGCAACAGCCGAAATGCTTGAAGAACATATCAAGCAGATGGGTGAGAAACTCAAGGCCATTAAAGCGCGAAATCAAAGCCTGAAAGACTATTTAGAGCGCAACATGATTGCCGCTGGAATCAAAGAGATTAAAGCAGATGATGGCACTTTCAAAGCCTCTTTCCGCAAATCCAAAGCGGTTGACGTTTTCGATGAAGCGCAAATCCCTGCTGAATTTATGCGTGAGCGTGTAACCATCGTTCCCGATAAGACGGCAATCAAAAAAGCGATTGAAAGCGGTCAAGAAGTTGCAGGCGCGAAGATTGAAGAGCGTTTGAACTTGCAGATTAAATAAACAGGAGTAGCCATGTTTGCCGTTTTCGGAAAAGTCCGCGCCGAAGAAGAAAAACGGCGTAGGTAATGCAATTAGCGATTTTGAATCATTAATTTATGAATTAAAAATAGGCGAAGAGAAGTTACTTGAAGCCACAAAAATCATTGAAGAATACATTAACGGTAGGGATTAAAAAATGACCAACCAATTTAAATTCGGCGACCTTGTAAGATGCAAGGGATACCCAACAACAGGGGTCATCGTTGGACTGAACGATAAGGACAATACGGCGGCGGTCTGTTTTGTTGGGCTTTACCACCCGGAGCGGAGAATAGAAATAAATTCTCTTGAGCTTATCCCCCACCCTGACACAATTCGACTTGATTGGTTAGCGGAAAATGATTGTGCGTTAACCAAAAAACTATGCGACGAAGATGGCGATATTCTCGGAACCCCAAATGCCGTTATTCATAAGCAAGAAGACTATTTCGAGGTATTGGCAGCTACAAGCAACAACATCCGTGAAGCCATAGATGTTGCTATGGCACACATCGAAAGCAAACGATAACAACCCCACAGGCAGGCAGCCAAACGCCCGGGTCGTTGAGAGGACAGCAAAGCGAGGAAACCAAATGCAAACAGTAGCAGCAACAACAAAACCGACGGCAAGCCAAATACTTGCCGCGAAGAGAGCGGCGAAGAAATTGACCCAAGAAGAGCGCGCTCTGAAACGCGCAGGCGCAGTAAAAAACGTTGACCGCAACCGCCTATCCACTTTGTCAAAAGCACAAAAAGAGAACATCGCCGAGATGTTGTCAGGCGTGAAAGTGTCAGAAGACGAAGCGGTAACGTGTAGCGTCAAAATGTGGCTGTCGTTGCAAGATATGCGCTACGCCTGCAATCAGGAATTAATCAACTTCGCCGAGCATATCATTAAGCAGGTTCAGCGGCTTGGTCTGTATTGCAATACAGATGACCAAGCGAACGAGAAAAGCGTGGAGTTTGCCTGCCGTGAAGCGTCGCAAGCAGTCGCGCAATGGACTAAGGATTTTGACGACCTAAGCCCGAATCAGCGTCAATTGGTATTGCGCCCCCTGTCTAATCTCTTCGCCGCGTATGAAGAGTTTTTGAAAGATGCGCCGGTTCGCCTAATAGCCGAAGTATCGACATACTCGCTCGCCGTCAGTGTTACCAAAAAATCCATGACGTTCTTGGAGCTTGACGGCGGTTTGATTTCGGCGGTTGATAAGGTCGTCAATGGCAGCGATTCACGCGCGGAAGCTCGCCGCCTGAAAATGCCCTATGCCGAATTTACAGACCGAATCTTACACGCCGCCAACCTGCTTTACGATGTGGGTATCCACGCAGATGCGGAGCTATCGGCAATGTACGGCAAGCCATTAAACCCTGTACGACCGAAACGAATCGGCGACGTGCGCCAACCGATGATGAAAATGCTTGTCAAGAACAAGGGAGGCGCACTGGTTCAGGCTGTCAAGGACTCGGAAAACATCATCCGACATTGCGACAGTGGCACCGGCTTCAGTTGCTTCAACTGGACGAAGCATTTCAAACGTGCCGCAAACCTGATTGGGCTTATGCGACAGGAAGCAGCGGCATGAAAGACCTAATTGCCGCAATCCTGATAGCCGCAGTCATTATGGCTATCGAGCTGTCAGGAATCCCAAAAGTGGCGGTGCAAATTAACGAATATCAGAAAGGACAGATGAAATGAAAATTTCAGACGACATAAGACAGCTATCAGCCGCAATAAATTATTTAAGCCAAAAGCGCAAAGATATTTTAGACGACTTGAAAGCACGCCCCGAAAGACACGGCTGCCCGTACTTCATCGGGCAGGTATTTGAAACACAGGACGGCACAGCTTACAAAGTCGAGCAAATCAACATCCTGACCCATCCAAGCGCAGACGGATTATGTGCCTACTTCCAAGTGCAGGCGGTAAACCAAAACAAGCCGTATGACAAAAAAGAATACATCGTACAAATCGAATAGGAGCTTACAAATGGATATTCAAGAAATCATCGAATGGTTTAAAACGGCCAAGCCAGAACCGACAGAAAAGGAGTTATAAAAAATGGAAAATGGGATTTTGACGAATAATCCGCGCATATCAGACTTAATCAGTCGATTGGAAGACTTGAAGGCAGAGCATGGCAACTTACCAATAACTCACGAACCTCTGCGCGGCGGCGTTATGTATGCCGATGTAATGGAATTTAAAGTTGCCTATATTAGACCTAAAGAAAAACGTGAACGAACATGGTCTTACCGTATCGGAGCAGCCCAAGAATGCGATTTAAAGGTAGTGAAATTTTAAAGGCAGGCCATGCGTAGACGGCTGAATAACTACCAATCCGACCCGTCTGAAAATATTCAAATTCAAAAGGGAAATTAAACGATGGCAACAGTAAGCATCCTCATCAGCGACCAACCGGACGGCCTGTTTATCAAGCTGACCTCGGACGAACCAATGCCGAAAGATGGCGAAGACTGCGGCAGCATTGCCCAGAACGCAGGCCTTATCTGCCTAGCAATCCTTAAACGCGAAATGCGGCAGATAACAGGCAAAGAACCAGTTTTGATTGATATCCAATAACCCGCGCACCGGAAGCGGAAAAAATAGGAAGCGTAAAGGAAATATGCAATGCAGACCTACAACATCCAACAAGCAGCACAAGTGCTCAACTGCCACCACACTACCATACGGCAAATGTGCCACTCCGGCGAAATATCCGCCTTCAAGGCAGGCCGTGCGTGGGTGATTACCGAAAAAGCACTTGAAAACTACATCGCCGCCAAGCAAAATGAACGCGAGCAAGCGGCGATTGACAAAAGGAGTAAAGCACAATGTCAATCCACCTCAACAAGCACGGGATATGGCAAATATCCCTATGTACACCAAGCGGTAAAAGATTTAGACGTACTGCTGGGACAAGCGACCGCCGCGAAGCCCAAGAACTGCACGACAAACTGAAGCACGAACTTTGGCGGCAAGAGAAACTAGGGGAAAAGCCGAAGCATTTATGGGACGAAGCCTGCATCCGCTGGCTGCAAGAAAACCAAGGCAAAAAAAGCCTGGACAGCGATAAAATCAAAATCCGCCTACTGCCCGAACTGCGCGGGCTGCTGCTGGAAGACATCAGCCGAGATTTAATCCACAGCGTCGTTAACCGCAAAACCTGCTCCGGCAGCACCAAAAACCGCTACTTCGCTCTGATACGCGCCATCCTAAACAAATGCGTAAACGAATGGGACTGGCTGGACAAAGCCCCCAAGCTCAAACTCCACAAAGAGCCGAAAAAACGCATCAGATGGCTGTATCCCGAAGAAGCGCAACGGCTGGTCAACGCGCTGGAAAACCTGCCCTACATGCAACACTTGGTCATCTTCTCACTTGCCACAGGGTTGAGACAAGCCAACGTCCTCAACCTCAAATGGGAGCAAATAGACCTACGGCGGCAAGTAGCGTGGATTTACCCCGACCAAGCCAAAGCAGGTAAAGCAATCGGCGTACCGCTCAACCAAACCGCCATGCAGGTATTGATGGACAGGCCGCGCGTCAGCGACTATGTGTTTACACACAGCGGCGGCGGGAAAGTCAAAGCGATCAGCAACAGGGTTTGGCGCGAAGCCTTGGATAAAGCAGGGATAACAGATTTCCGCTGGCATGATTTGCGGCACACTTGGGCAAGCTGGCTAGTCCAGCAAGGCACACCCTTGGCCGCGCTAAAAGAAATGGGCGGTTGGGAAAGCGTCGAAATGGTGCAGAGGTATGCCCACCTTGCACCAGAACACCTATCACAACACGCCCGTTTAATTGATTCCAATATATCGGCTGGAATCGGT